CTTATGAAATACTAGAGCCTGTAAGAGCCAAGTTTGAAAAACCAGTTATGATTAATTCTGGTTTTAGATGTTTGGAATTAAATCGTAAGATCGGTAGTTCGGATAGTTCACAACATACTAAAGGTATGGCTGTTGACTTTGAGATTATTGGTACTCCTAATATTCAAGTTGCTTATTGGATTCAAAACAATTGCGACTTTGACCAATTAATTTTAGAATTTTACAAACCAGATGAAGATAATGCTGGTTGGATTCATGCAAGTTATTGTGATGGAAATAATAGAAAACAAGTTCTTACATTTGATGGCAAAAGCTATTCTGATGGACTTCCAAATATGGAATGGCAAAACGGAAAGGTTAAAGAATAATGTGGTTAGGTGCAATTAAATTGGCTATGCAAGCAGGTAGTCATATATATAAAAATAAACAAAAGACTAAAATGTTAATGGCTGATGCTCAAATGCACCATGCTCAAAAGATGGCTGATGGCCAATCCGAATATCAAGGTAAGCTTTTAGAGTCTAGAAACTCTGACTGGAAAGACGAATTTATTTTGATTTTATTAAGTCTGCCAATTTGTATGTTAGCATTTTCTGTGTGGTCAGATAATCCAAAACACATGGAAAAAATGAATTTGTTCTTTGAGCATTTTGGAAATTTACCATTTTGGTATCAATCAATTTTTGTTGGTGTAATTGCTAGTGTTTATGGACTTAAGGCAACGGATTTAATTAAGCGAAAATAATGATTTTAGGTAATTGTAAATTTTGCGAAAAACCAATTATAAATAAAGTAAGTTTTGTATCTTTTATTGATAAAGACAAAACTAAAGCCCATCATCAATGTTCTAAAAATAATTATTACAAACAATTAATAGAAAAGAATAAGAATGAAAAAAGGTTATCACAAAACTAAATCAGGCAAGGTTGCTAAAAAAGGCCTCTGGTATAATGTCAACAAACGTAAGAAAAAAAATATAAGTCGGACAAAAGGTAAAAGTACAATAAGTGCTAAAGCTTATAAATCTTCATAATATTTAAAAATTGGTAAGTCATATTATTTATGACTTTGTAGGAGCATTTATGCTCTAGGGTTTGGGTGGGAAAAAATGAATAGGTTTTACCTAGCATTGTGTTATAGTTTAATTGGCATTGAGTTATGTATTTAATGTTAAAAAATATGAAAAAAAATATTAATTCTATATTATTTGAAAAAAAGATAGGGTTAATAACAATAGTAGGTTGGGTTTAATGATTACAAATCAATTGCTCTACCAGCTGAGCTACAAGGGCAGGTTATTTATTAACAATTACAAGGCTTATATATCCATTGCGATATGTAGGCCACTTTTTTTTTGGCCGTTATACAAGGAAAAAAGGGATGAATTTGTAAAAGTTATATCGAATCAATACTTCTTGTTGCTATATTATTTTCATATTTGGTTAATTGGATGGTTTATTGACTATAATAAAGGGTTATTGACTATTGTAATTGACTTATCATTAGCATATAACTTTGTTATTAGTTAATATAAATTAAGTTAATAGGAGTAAAAATGAAACACATGATCCTTGAAGCTAAAAATATATATGAAAGTAAATTAAAGGTTAAAAGATTTAATCCTTTAGTAGATAAAGGAAACGTATTTACTTGGCTTCACACAATAAGAGTATTGGAGAGCAAATATAATTGCGAACTAGATCCATTACTTGTCTACCAACAGGCTTATCCTAAAGCCTTTATCAATAAAACAATCACAACATTTACACCATTGGAGAGAGAACATGAGCAAAGAGAACGTAGAGAAGATAGATTATAATAATATTGAGCCTATTTTTGTTGGGGGAAAAAAGAAGTTTAGATTTGCCTATCATGGTAAAGATAACAAACCAAAATACCTAACAAACATAAATAAAAATAGATTAAAAGATCAAGTGGTAAGACACATTGAAGATAATGGTTTTATTAAAACTAGCACTACATCTTGTTTTTTATATGAGTCTTATGATCTTTGGTACAAAAGGCAATTATATAAAGAGAAAAATTATGGAAAACCTTCTAAAAGTTGCATAAAAGATTATGATAGCTTTTATAGGAATCATATACTTCCACACTTTCAAGGCCAAGATTTAAGACTCCTTGATAAAAAAAACATTGTTGATTTTGTAAATGCTTTAGAGGATAAGGTTGATGAAGGCCAAATTAACTCTAAAACATTGACTAAGATTTATAATGTTTTTAAAGTGGTTATTGATTACTCCACAAACAAAAATAAACTTCATAAAAATCCATGCAACTCTCAAGATTTTTTAGCAGATATAGAAATTGTTGAAAAAGAATTTGAGCAAATAGATTTTGAATATTGGACAATTAATAGGATTGTTAATTTAATTGAAAATGTTTATAATCCTCAAGTTAAATTATTATTTTTTATAATGCTAGAGACAGCTTGTAGGCCTAGTGAAGCTAGAGGCCTTGTAATAAATAACATACATTTAACCTCAAATAGAGGTGCTTATATATCAATAAAAAGTGCAGTAAAAAGGGATGGTTCTTTAGGATTACCTAAAACAAAAGGTGGTACTAGAGATTTGGTTATTTCATCTAGTTTAAAAGCTAGATTGGATGAATATATAAGTAAATTACCTAAAGATCAAAATAGTTTATTTAAAGGTAGTACCAACGAATATATCACTTTAAAGGTGCTTCTAACCAATTTAGACAAGGCTTTAAAGAAATTAGGTGAGAAGTTACCTGTTAATAGAAAATGTTACTTTTTTCGCCACTACACTGCAACTTTGTGGGCTAAAGAAAAAAAGTATGTTGATCCAATGGATCTAGCTAAAGCACTTGGAGATAAGGATATTAACTTTGTTAACAGAACTTACATTAAACCTTATGCAACCAAAACTTTAGAATTAGAAAAAAGCGATTGGCAAAACAAACAATTTAATTATTAAAACTTATCCCAATACTTCTTGTGGTTCTCTGAATTAAAGGGAACTACTTCCCATGTATCTTTTCTTTTAAAACTTCTTGAAGCAAATTCTTTAGCTTCTATCTCTGTTTGAAATACTTGATTTGTATATAGAATAAAATCTTCTTTGGGCTTAAATATTAAAAAAAACATAAAAAGAGAGAGAGATAAACTAATTATTAGGAACTAAAGACAATCTCCCTCTCCCTATTTACAACCTATGTAAGCTGATTTAAGTCTTGATGACTAGCAAGACTATCATTTGGTTGCTTACATTCACCAAATAATTTTGATAATTTTTTTAATTGATGTTTGGCATTGCTTTGCAAAACTTCAAAACTAATATTTAATTGTTCTTTATCTTTTAGATAAACACTTAATTCATATATATTTAAAAATTCACTAACAGGTATGTTTAAATATTTACTAGCTAGGTGCATTTTTATTAATGGAAATGTGTTAGTTCCATGTTCATATTTTTGAATTTGTTGAAACGTACAATCTAAAACTAAACTTAATTCTTGTTGAGTACAAGCCCTTGATCTAAAGTTATTAGTACCTTCAATTAAAATTTTTCTACCAAGTCTTGCTTGTCTTAATCTTGCACCAATAGAAATATTAATTGTCTTTTGTTGATCACTTAAAAATGTTGATTTATACTTTAATCGACTCATTTTTCTCTCCTTTATTTAATGTTATTTTAGCTTTTTGTAATTTAATATCTATGACCTCTAGTTTAGCAACTTCACTAGGTCTATCTGCTTTGGCAGCAACCTCTGCATTTTCAAATTCTTCTTCAAATTTGGCACTAATTTCGTAAAAGGATTCTTTAGTTACTCTACTCATAAATTGATTTCCATAGTTGGATATTCTTTATTGAAATGTAGAGTAGGAATTAGATTAACTTGTTTTCTTGTTAGCCTAATTTTTCTATGAGCAGAATTACTACTTTTAGAAATTAATCCTAATTTAAATAACTCACTACATATTGCACCAGCTCTAGCCCTAGAAAAATTGTGTGCAAGAGCAATCTCTTTATATGTTGGGCTATAAGTTTTTTCTTTAGTAAATGTATTTATATATTGTAAAACCTTCCATTTGATTTCGCTTAAATATAAATATTTTTTTTCTTTTTCCATTATTTGTCCTTAAATAAGTTAGTTATATTTTTTTCATCATCATTCAAATTTCTGATATCGTTTCCATCTTCTTTTAAAGCCTTTAGGTAGTTCAATAATTTTTTTAGATACCATAAGCATTTTTCTAAATCCATAATGATACTATCTATTGATGTTCCATGTTTTTGACCAAAACGGAAAAGGTGCTTTAGACCAGCACCCTTTAAATATCCGATATTTTCTTCATGAGTTTGTTGACTCATAATTGCGTCACAAGTTTGGATCGCTTTTTTATAATGTTTCGGATCTACACTCTCCATTAAAAAGGTGCTTCCTCATTATTTTCTTGTGGTTTAACATAAGGCTCTGATATTTTACCACTCATATCAGGTTGACCTTCTTTTGTTTTGTTTGTGTTAAGCCATATTGCAACGTCTTTTTGCTCACCATTTACGGTCAGCTTTCCGTTATAGTGGGGGTAAGGTTTTCCTGCAACATCCGTTTCTCTTTTAGTACGTTTCCATAATGCTAAAGTATTGTCAAAATTACTATCTGCCATGTTATTTCCTTCCTTGTATTTGTGTTTTTAATTTATTGTATTCTTCATCAACTCTTAATTCCTCTAAAGGATCAAGGGCTATTTGTTTAAGTTCATCTAAATATTCATTTGATAATAATTGAATCCCTTGTTCAAATTTATTTACACCAGTTGAATGTTTTGCTTGTTCTTTTAATTTTGCAATCCATTCGGTGGCTACTATTTTTACATCTTTTTCTTTAATAGCTATTTTAACAATAGGTTTAAGAACTTCTTTTTTAATCACTTGATTAATAGGTGGTTTAGATTCAATGCTAGTAACTGATTTAGATTCAATAAAATCTTGAATCTCCTCTGCTGTTGCGATTTCGTTACCCATGAATCCAAGAATACTTAAGGCTCTACCAATACTGACGGTTTGCGACATTTCAAAAGCTTTTTCTTTATTTTGAGTTTGTTTGGATTCACCAACACTTAATTCTTTACCATCTAACAATATACCTGCTCTAAATTTATGAGAGCCATTGGCCAATTCAAAACTATAAGTAATGATTTGTAACCTTGCACCAAAATATTCTCTAACAAATTTTATACGATAGGGAACAGTTAGGTACTCACCTTTTGCACCAAGTTTAACATAATCCTCTTGTTTAATGTTCTCTTT